ACTTTACCATAACTTGCTGGGTCATTATCTTCACCACCCCATACAGAAACAGATTGTGTATTTGCAAAAAGAGTCGGAACAATTACTTTAAAATCATTTGTTGTAACTGCACGACCTTGACTTGCATAATCTAAAGGTGCATTTAATTTTACACTTTCAATAGACTCCGACTCTGCACCACCTACTGCACTCGTAACAGTTGCAACTGTATTGTCAGATGATGAGCCAATACTTGATGGTGGAGTAAAAGTAGAAGCACCATTTGCAGCTCCTTTGTTTGTAACAATATACTGTAATATAACTATGTTGTTATCTGATAAACCTTTTCCTATAACACTATCACCAAAGTAAACTTGAAACTGCCCGTTTTCTACTTCTTGTAAAAAATATGCATTTGTCGTATCAGTAACTTGAGTGATATCAGTTGCAAGATTATAAGTTGTTTGTGTTGAGTCTGTTGAAGAATTTTGTACAACTACTGTTAAGGTTGTAGTGTCTGCATTACTATCTGGTATAATAAATCTTTGATCTATATTAGAAGAGTCAACAACATATCTTGTTGTAATAAGAGTTCCCTCAAATAAAGTAACATTATCAAATGTTAAAACATTATCAACTCTTGATACTGTTCTATCTTCATTGACTAAAAAATTATAAGTTATATCATCAACTAAAGTAGAAAATTTAGTTCCTCTTGAAAGAGTAGATGTTGTAACACTGGTATCATTGATTGTTACATCAACTACAGCTTGTGATGCTCTTGCACTTCTTGGCGTGTATCCTAAAGTCTTTGCATGAGATACTACAGAAGACCTTAACGATGCAGTATCAATAAACATTTCGTTTGCAAGTAAGTTTGCGTTCATAGAAAGGTAATGCGTATTGTATGCAAGTAAGTCTAACAATGCAGACATACCAGAACCTTCAAAATCGTAGTCTGTAAATTCTGTTTGATTTTTTAAAAATGTTTTTAAATTTGATTTGATATCATCAAAATCTAATTCTGATATTGATAATCTTTTATCCGTGGTTGCCATGTTTTACCTCTACTATGGGTTCACTTGTTTTAGAATCAACATAGTCTCCCTTTTTAAAATATTTTCTTGTACTTGTTTCTTTAACTAGCATATCATCTTTGATAGAGTATGTAATATATTTTGCAACTAATACTCCTTCTTTACTTCTTTCAATATGTTCTTTCATAGGCCCATCTTCTACCATTATTTAACTCTTTCTAATAATACATCAAGTGCAACCAACTCTGCTGGTGCATTGATAATAAAAAATTCTATACGAACATCATATGCATTTCTATCTAAGTCTGGAAAAGAATCAACTCTATGTAACTCAACTCTAGGTTCATATGTTCTAATAACATTCTCAATTTGACTTGATAATAGATTTGCAGCTAATGGAGAGATATTTTCAAAAAGTGTTGCACGAATATTAGAACCAATCTCTGGGTGAAAAGGTTTTTCATAGTGATTGAGTTGAACTAAATTACGAACACTTCTTTTGATTGCTTCAACATCTGTAAGTTTTGCAATATCATTTGTAACAAGGTTTTTATTAAAATTAAGATTCAAGTCTTTGAATATACGAACACTTCGTTTTTCATTCGTAACACTTGCATCGTAATTTAAACTTCCAGAGGTTGGCATATTTATCTCCTACTATTATTTATAGTCAAATTATCCACCAGCAAAAGTATTTGGAGAACCTTCTGCAACTGAGGTACAAGCAGTAATACCATCACCAATCCTACCACAACCTACATTATTTACAAATACAGTTGTAGACCCAGTTGTGATAACTTGTTGATGTGATGGGCAAGGTAAGCCTGGTAAAACATGAACTGTATTTTTATCACCTTGTCTGGATACACCAATGTTATTTACAAAAACATTTTCAGATGCACCAAGTCTAAATGGTGTTGAACAATGCGTAACATCTGCATCACCTTTTCTTGTAATTGCTGGCATTACTCTTCCTCTCTATTCATAAGTTCGTGAAGTTTATCATCAAAGGTTTCTATGTATTTGTGGTCTTCCTCACTATGAGGTGAGGGTGGAGGTGTGGGATTAAATTTAATTATATTTTCAAATGAACTAGGTATATCTTCCCAGTTGGTATAAGTTTCCACTCTACCATTTACTAATATGATATATTCTCCATCACCCTTGGCCACGATACTTCTTCCAACTTCTTCTTTTGTTTTTATTCATAGATGCTGTTTTTACTTTACCTCTACCGATAGAGGTTCTTTTAAAAGTTTTTTCGTGAATGATTACAGTTTGTTTTCTAGGTTTTGCCATATCCTATTCCTTGTTCAAGTCAATTCTCTTACCACGAATATCAATGTTATCATCTGCCGTGGTGTTTTGTTTTGCACCATATGATTCGGTAACATCACCAGTAATACTTGATGATTGTGTTCCAGAAACAGTTTCAGAATGATTACCTTTTACAACAACTGTTTTGTTTCCGTCAACTTGTATGTCCCAGTTTCCTTTTATATAGGTGCGACAGTTTGAGTCGACTGTAAGATTACAATCTCCTTTAACATTTACAAATTCAGAACCAGCAACAACTTCATAATTACTTCCTACAACTCTTGTAACTTTATTTCCGTCTGCATCTATTTCGTAAAAAGTTCCAGTTCGATGATACTCGTGTATTCTTTCTGCAAAAGGTGTATCATCATATTCTTGTATATGACCACTTTCTGTTTCTCGTACTTGGTTGTAAGGATATTCTGAATCTACTCTTTTCTTTTTAGTTCTATCTTCATTAGTTTCTGTTGATATACCAGTAACATTATCTTCATGTCCTCTTGATGAGTCATCAGTTGTTTTTAATTCATTCCATGTGGTGGTAGTGTTTGCAAGAGGAATATTTTCTGTTGCAGCTGTATCTCGTGCAGATCGATTTCCATGCGTAATAATATTTCCGTCTTTATCTTTTTCACTAGGAACTGCAAGTCGATTAATATCAGATTCATCTTTTCTAACTGGATAGGTATAGGTTTCTGTATCTTTATCATAATACCCAAAGTCTTTATTATCGCCTGGGTCATTAAACCCTTTTGATGTATTAGAATATGCATTGGGTTTGCCTGGAAGTGTTCCGAGAACAACTGGTTCTTGTAATGATTGCGAATCACGAAAGAACCCAACTACCCAAGAACCTTGAACAAGAAAAGGTGTATGACCTAATCCATTCATAGAAGGAGTAGTAACAGGCATCATGACTGTTGCCCAAGGTAATGTGTTTGTAGGGATTTTGGTTTTATCTTCGGTGTGATATCCTAGAGTTCTAACACGAACTCTACCTAATCTCTCTGGGTCGTTTCTATCTTCAACGACACCAATAAACCACATAAAGCCATCTCGCCCCATAAAGTATGAATAATTTTCCATACTCTTATTTATGCGAGGTAGTCAGTAATTTCTTTGAGGTCTCTTTGCTCTTGCTTTTGAACTTTTTTCTTTTTCTTAATTAGTTTTGCCATTTCACTCCACCAGTAAGAATGAAGTTCTTTCATCTCTGGTTGGTTTTGATATTTGCGAATCATATCACCAACATCGTTCATGACTTTACCTAATGTTTCACTTTCTCTCATTGTATCATAAAAATTAAAGTTAGTATTGTTGCGATTACGCCTACGAAAAATCCTTTTATAAAATTGTTAGACATATTAGCCCACCAAAATTAAAACTAGAATTAGTCCAAGTAGTAAATAAACTGGTAATTTATCTTTTTTCATATTATCTCCATTATAGTTTATGTTTTATTCTTTGTCAAGTATTTCCACGAAATAGGAAATGAGTCTTGACAATGAATATCTATTTGTCTTGCGACATCTTGTGTTTCTTTTTGTGCATGAGCATCTAATCGTAATCCACATACTCTTGCAAATGCAAAGAGTGTTCCACTCCATATCCAATTAGTAAACATACTCTGAGGTAATACTGCACGAGCTTGCTCTGGTGCAACATTTGAATCTAGAAGCTTGTGATATAAATTTAAACTGTATTGCTGATGAAAAGTGATTTGATTTTGTAGTTCATTATCTATAGTCATAGACTCACCACTACCTTGCTTACTACTTTTAGGTTTCTCTCTCCATTGAGTTAAAGAATATAACTCTGGGTCATCTGAAATGTATCTGCGACTTTCTTCGTTCCAAACTAATCCGACTTGGTGCTTGACTAATTGCCTTGCGACAAACACTGGTGCCTTTATGCGAAATGAGAGAAAGGTGTGTGCAAACGGCGACCAGTGCTTATGCTCTGCGAGATACTTAATTAATTTTTCATCAGAGGTATCAAAATCATCTTTTACTTTAGCGTAAGAAACTCTAGCTGCATTAACTACAGATAAGTCGTTTCCCATTTTATCTATTAGTTCTACCTTCATCTTTGTCAAACTTATATAATTGTAAATAATACCAAAAACATTTTGGATAGTTATAAGGGTTTGGTACTTCACTTGAAAAATGATTATTTAATTGCTTCCATATTTCAATCATGTTACCATAACAGCAATGCATACGCCTACCATAAATGCGAGAAAATAGGCTGCAGCTATATTGTCAATCCTTACCCTATCTGCCTTTTTGAACTCTTCGATATTTTCATCATATCGTTTTTTGTCTTCAAGGTCTTTTCTGAGTTGCTCTTCTCTGAGCTTGTCCTTATCATGTTCCATTGCTCAATCTCTTCTGGATACCACCCACACATATTATTCAATCCATTCTAATACATCTATACACTCACAGATATATTCTTTTGCTTGTTGTTTAGTTCTTGCTTTCACGAGTGCTGTTCCATAATTATATTCTATCTTCCAATGAATCTGATGAGTAGAACTTCTCATAGAGATATCATCTCCAATTAAAAATTCTATTTCATATTCAGTTTCATTCGGAAACTGGATTATCTTTGTTTTCATCTACTGAGTCCATAAGTGATTCGACCCAACTATTTGTTGAGTTGAACGCTTCATCTATTTCATCTTCTATCGGAAAATACCAAACGAGAAAAAACCCAATAAGAATACCAATAATATATTTCATGATTCACCTTTCCATTTATTAAGTTTATATTCTAATTCTTGTTTTTGTCCTTTACGAAACTCTTTTATAGCTTCTTCATTTGTATAAGGAACACAATACAAGAATCCAATCTTCTTTGCTTGTGCATAAGAAAGTTTATCAAATGTATTGATATTATTTCTTTTTGCAATCTTCTCAGAATTTACTTTCCAATTCATACGCAATCACTTCCCAAAGAATAAATTAATCCAACTACTAATATAAGACATAATATTGAATTTGTCAAGACTAAAATCTCTAACCTATGGGGCCATACTTTAAACTCAATGAAATCACAAAATCTATACCACTTATTCATCATATGTTTTTCTTTTTCCATTCTACTTCAGAATAACACTCACCTTTTATGATTGTTGTATTGTATGGGTCTTTGAATATATAATCCAAATCAGACTTTACAAAACTACACTCTGCAAATGATGTAGGTACAATAAACTCATAGTTCCTTGCATCTACTCTGTTATCATTATTAAAGATACTAATCGTTATAAGAACAATCCACTTCATTTCTTCTCCTTGTTCTTATTATTTATCGCATCTTCCTTATACTCGTTTAATAAGGGAACATTCAGAAATTCTTTCAGAAACAAACCGATTTTTTTAAAAATTTTTTTCAATAGTTTAACCTCAGTTGAGACTTAGATTTTTCTTCCCAGCCAACAGACACAGAGCAACTGGTTAGTATTCCGACCACCAGTATGCATAAGCATATTACATTAATAATCTTCTCTCTATCCATTCTTCACTATCTCCGTTATATTCCATTTTCTTATCTATGACTTGTGCAGATATACTTAAAACTGCATACACTATAGTAACCAATAATATTATGCCTGCATAGAATTTCATTTTATCCTCGTTAAATCTCATTATACCACATTTGCACTTGTATGTCAACCACTAAACCAATCCTTTACTCTGTCAATCGGATTTCTTAATCCTTTGTAAACATTCTCAATAAAGGTAATGTGATTATCCAACTTCTTATTTAATTCTTTCATTTCATTTCTCAAAGACTTAATCTCATTGAGTATATTATTATATGGGTCGTTATCCATTTAACTTCTCCATTATCTTTCTTCTCTTACTCTCAGAATAGTTCATCCAATTACTTATCTGCGTAAATGTCCGTTTACAACCTATGCATCTATTCTTGACAAGCTTACATACCTTTATACAAGGACTAGAGACTGTATTATAACTATTCATCAGTTTTATGGGGGTGGGGTAAATATACTTCAACAAATGCACTACATTGTGGACAAGTTAAATTAGTAACCATCTGATAGTGGTCATCTATTTCTGTTATGTCGTGATCTCCACCCCATATCAGTTCTGTATCGCAATGCCAGCATTTCATTTGCTATTCCTTTTTGAAATCTTTTTAGTCATCTTCATCTCTAACTTCTTAGCTTTCTTTTTCTTGCCTTTAGAATATAATTTGAGAATCTTTAACCAGACCTTTTTGAATCCTTGATATATGTACTTCATTTCTTTTTAGTTTTCCTCAGTTTTTGGGGGGTAGGGTGTACTTATTAATCCTTGACCATAGGCCCAACCAAATAAATCTAGTTGCCTCCACTTCTTACTATACTCTGCATATTGTTTCATTGTATATTCATCATACATACTATCTCTCTTTCTTTGTTAAACAACCACTATACTTCCGATTGAGTAAGCCTTTCTTTCTCATATCCTTTTGTATTCTCTCTAGGATTTCTTTTTTGCTAACCATTTACCTTCCATATATTTGTTTGTATTATTATTAAACCAGTCTTTTGGGTTTCCGTAAAAATTACATATCATTTTATTTCTCTGTATCTTTATTGCATTTATAGATTATATATCGCATCACAGTTTTAACACCCCCTCATACATATAGCCATCGTCTATGCAGTGTGTTCCGAAAACACCTAACCCCTAGGGGCTCCAGTAAGACTCTGACTTTAGTATTCGGTTAATGACTCCCACTCTCCAGTGCCTGGGTTGGGAGTTAAAAAATGTCTCAAACCATTCTCTGACTCAACCTCAACATACGAGAACTTCTTCTTGAGTTTGTCAGTGCAGACAATCTCTTTAATCACTCCAATAAGTCCTAGGGGAACAGAGTCCAAATTATCCTTGTGGATAAAAATTAACTTCTGTCCTAGTGCAAGACCTAATGGTTCATATCTATCAGTATCATACATATTATTTAAACCTTTCTCATTAAATACAAGTATAGTATAACACCGAATAGGGTACTTGTCAACCCCTATTCAGAAATAGTTTCTAC